GAAGCGGGGGCTAATGTTGCTCTTGCTGACAACGATATTAACTATGTTTATATTGAATACAACGGTGGAAGTCCTCAGGCGGTTGCAACAATAACCCAGAGAACAGATTTTAATACTAATGTATTATTAGCCGTCATTAGTAGAGAGGGAACTGATGTACATATAAATCAGACAGACCAACATACAGTTGGTGACCATGCTAATAGTATGATACGCAGAATGGTTGGTGTACAGCCTTATGGTCGCGTATCCGGAGGGGTTCTCAGCGAAACAGGCACCAGAAATATTGCAATCACCGCAGGAGATTTTTGGCGAGGGCTAACAGAATTTACAACGTCTGCCATTGATACAAATGGAGCACCTACATTTAGTTATTATTACAACGACGGAAGCTGGCAAAAAGTAGCAGCACAATCTGC